TGCGTCTTTATACGTCGACTACGTGTTTTTGGACACTGACGAACGCCGAAGAATGGCCCAGAACCCCCACGAATACTTGATTACCCAACTCCAATTCACAGGTGATGAATCCGTTGGTTCTTCCAGTAACAAGATTAAGCTCAACTTTAACCACCCCGTTAAGGAGCTCATCTGGGTTGTCCAACCCGACCAGAACGTCGATTACTGCTCGTCCTTGACATGCGATGCTCTTCTTTTCAAGGTTCTCGGTGCCCAACCCTTCAACTACACCGACGCTGTTGATGCTCTTCCCAACGCCATCCATGCTTTCGGTGGACCCCAGGCCATCGCGGCTGATTCCCGTGCTTTCATTGATGCGCGCGGTCTCTTCCAAGATGCTGGTGCTCTTGATTACATTCCTCCTGATGGATTCACCGGATACTGGCACGGACCTTCCAACCCTTACAATGAAGCCAACTTAGGTGGACAACAAGTCCCCATTAACACATCTGGTCTTTCACCTGAAGTAGCTGCTGCTCTTCAAGAATCTGGTTCTCACCTCGATAACTCAGGTGTGTCTGATGCCGGCTCATTCGTTCTATCCGAGACATCTCTTGATATGCACTGCTGGGGCTTAAACCCTGTTGTTACCGCTAAGTTACAGCTTAACGGACAGGACCGCTTCTCGGAGCGTGAAGGTTCCTATTTCTCTTGGGTACAACCCTACCAAGCCCACACTCGTTCCCCGGATGAAGGTATTAACGTCTATGCCTTTGCTTTGAGACCTGAGGAACACCAGCCTTCAGGCACATGCAACTTCTCGCGAATTGATAACGCCACACTGCAACTTGTGCTCTCAAACGCAACAGTTGAGGGAACAAAAACTGCTAAGGTCCGAGTTTATGCCACCAACTACAACGTTCTCCGTATCATGAGTGGTATGGGTGGACTCGCATACTCCAATTAAAAATATTGTTACGATATATCGTATTACATATTTTTATACAAATTTAATAATTAAATATTCCTTTTTAATTATTAAAGCAAAAAACAAAAACAAATATAATGAAAATTAAGTAGGTTTTACAAACTTCGCTTTTGTTGCAACAAAAGCACTAGCATTTAGCATGCGAAAAATAGGTTTAAAATATGCAGGGGAAAGTATCTCATAATTTATTGCTCCCGAAGCTTCAGGAGCAAACAAATACCCTAAGGTTGTCATAATAAATAAAAATAATTAAAAATACAGTTAGGGCTTTTCATTTTCATCCGATTTACGTTTATAAAATTTGTAAGTCTTGGTTATACAAAGATAACCAGTGTAACTTATTGGAAAAATAATAACTACTGGAATTAACTCGTATTTCTTTTCTTCTATTAAATATGGCACATTAGCTCCAATTAATAGCGGAGTTAATACTGGATGATATATTTGTTTTAATACTTTTATAAATTGTTTCATATATGTGTAATTTGCGTTAATTTCTTTATATAATATTTATATACAAAATGAAAATCCGTTAAAATACTACTATTTCAAGTTCATTTGTGTAAGGGTTTATCAATTCAAACTTATTATTGGAAAACAATATTTTTATCTCACGCTCCAAATATTCTTCATACATTTCAACATTTATTTCTCTGAGACTTTTAATACTTCGTGTTTTCACATTCAAAATGTCAGGCCTAATCAGCGCGTCCTCGAGAAATTTATCTTTCCTTTCTCGTTGAACTGTATACATGATACATGTTTTGGGATATAATGCGGGGATTTGACCACTTTTCAACGGAATAACGCTTTGATTTTGTAGCAGTGTACATAATTGTTCACCGTGTATGGATTGGTTTACATGTTTGGTCAGGCGCCATCCGAAGAATTGTCTTATACTAGTATACTGTTTTATGGATTTTTTACTGTTGAATATTTCATGAACAAGGTCTTCAATAAATATGATAATAGACGCAGGTGGTATTTCAATCAAACTTTTATTTGCTTTGTAGGTTGGTATATCAGCCTTATCTACCTTATGAAATCCCTTCTTTTTATCTCTCTTAGTAATATCTAAATTTTTATGACTACCTTTGACACATGAAAAGTATTGAGGTTCTTTATCATAATTAATCCAGCCGCCAAATGTCAAATCTCCATTAACAACATCTGATTTTGGCGACTCATCTCGATGCCATGCTTCTGCTGTCGCAATATCTTTTGCAGGTCTTATCATTATTCTGTCTATTATCTGTTCAATATTGAAGGAAGAGTCAAGATATAAATTTTTATAATCACGAAACAATTTTTCTATTGCGACATACATAACGGTTTCACGCATTTTTCTAAAAAATGGCGCATGAAATACAGATGGATTGCCGATAAAACTTGTGCCACCTAATCCATATCGCATGACTCGTTCACTCGTGTCTTTTGTAATTTCATCTAATCCAGGATGTATTTTGAATTCAGGAAATTTTTGAATTGTACTATCAAATTCACTTCTGAAATTATTTAAATTATTTAAAAGAAATTCGGATGATATTACTACAACACCATCTTCGTACAATTGATTTGCGAGATTCATTTTATTTTATTATACTACCGGTTAAGTATAATAAAATAAATCAATTTTTTATATAAAAATTGTGGCTATAAAATGAGTGTAGATATCGTAAACCTTATCGAAAATAATCCGATTACCAAATTTAACGGTAATTGTCAGTCAAAATGTATTGAAAAAGTGAAAACACACTTCACAGAGTGTGAGCAACAAATATTTATAGCTAGTTTTTATTGCTATTTAAAGTACGATTATAAGAATGATTTTGTCATTGATTTGGATAATATATGGAAATGGTTAGGATTTAGCGTATTAAATAGTTTAGGCTTGTAAACTCGCGATTTGCATTGTCAAACTTGCTATAGCTTGCTGGAGTTCCTCTTTCAAATTGTTTATCGTTTGAGTGAATTCCTCATTTTTAAGAGATAATTCCTGAATAGATTTTACTAATAAAGGTAACAATGTGATATATGACGCTTCTAGTTTTTCTGGGTTTACATCATACACCAAATTAGGTACATTCATTCCAGTATCCAGTTGAATTTGTTGTAAATCCTGTGCAATAAATCCTATTTGAGGAACATCAACTTTTCCTCCGTCACGCATGTTCCAATTAAATCGCACAGGTTTTAATTGTTCAACAAATGCTAAGCTGGATTCCAGTTCTTCAATATCCTTCTTGTCTCTTAGGTCACTGATAGCAGTTAATGCTCCGTTATATCTTAAAGTCAAAACATCAGCATCACCTATTGTTATTTGGTTGGAAGCAGTACAAACCGCACCATTTCCGAGTGATGTACAATTTATTAAATCACCTGTTTCTACATCAGCTTCATATCCAATCGCTGTATTCTTACTACCAGTAGTATTTGTATAAAGTGCTTTATAACCACTTGCTGTATTGTTATTGCCAGTTGTATTTTGGTTAAGCGAATTTGAACCACTTGCTGTATTGTTACTACCAATAGTATTTGTATCAAGTGCTTTATAACCGATTGCTATATTATCTTGACCAGTTGTATTTTTGTTAAGTGCAAAGCCGAATGCTGAATTTTGAAAACCAGTTGTATTCTTACCAAGTGCTCCAAATCCTGTTGCGGTATTACTGTCACCAGTTGTATTAAAACTAAGTGCTTCACATCCGATTGCTGTATTACCGTTACTAGTTGTATTGTTTTCAAGTGCTCGCGCCCCGATTGCTGTATTAGAGTCACCAGTTGTATTCTTACCAAGTGCTCCAAATCCTGTTGCGGTATTACTGTCACCAGTTGTATTAAAACTAAGTGCTTCACATCCGATTGCTGTATTAGCGTTACTAGTTGTACTGTTTTCAAGTGCTCGCGCCCCGATTGCTGTATTAGAGTCACCGGTTGTATTCTTACTAAGTGCTAGCAAACCGATTGCTACATTATTACTAGTTGTATTCCTGCTAAGTGCTTGAAAACCGATTGCTATATTACCTTCACCAATTGTATTTGTGGTAAGTGCTTGATAACCGACCGCTATATTGTCTGAACCGTCTGTATTTGCTTTAAGTGCTTGACTACCGATTGCTACATTATAACTATTTGTATTGTAGTGAAGTGCTTGAAAACCGATTGCTATATTATCTTGACCGCTTGTATTTGTTAAAAGTGCTTGTACACCAATTGCTGCATTATATTTACCATCAAGATTTGATTTAAGTGCTTGAAAACCGAATGCTGAATTTTGATAACCAGTTGTATTCGTACTAAGTGCTTGTAGACCAACTGCTGCATTTTGATAACCGATTGTATTTGCTTTAAGTGCTTGATAACCGAGTGCTGAATTATTGTTACCACTTGTATTTGTCGCAAGAGCTTGGTTCCCTACTGCTGTATTGTTATTACCGCTTGTATTCTCCTCAAGTGTAAAAAGACCAATCGCTGTATTACCAGGTAGATTTTCACCACCTCTACCTATGCTGATACCGTTAACTAAAGGCATTTTATACATTAAGTCTAGAAAAAAAATTTTTTAACGTGTCTTTCATTTAAGTATTTTATTTATTAAAATAAAATAAACGCACGTAGAAACGATTATTCTAATTAAACGAGTTTTGCTTGTAAATATGTGATTTCCTTTTTCAAATCTTTTACTCAGATTCATCATTTCTAAATCGCAATTCTATGATAATATATATTTAGGAATGCTATACATTATTCAAAGATATTACCTAGTCAGTCTTGAACAATTTATTCATATTAATCACTTCAGGTTTATCCGTTTCATTTGTAAACAATTTCATTATTTGTGCATCATCGCGAAAACGCAAGGTATAATTCTGTTGAATATTATTTCTACCAATTCTCCCCATAGCCTGAATAATTTTTTCCTGTGTTAAATTCAAGTCTTTGCTCAAATATCCATGACAGAATTGATAATTAGTCCCATAAATATAATCACTTGAAGCAATAATCATATATAATTTCTGTTCATCCGCCATGGTCTTCATAATTTCAGTATATTTAATATTTTCGTGATTAATAAAGACACCAATTCCCATCATCAACAGGATTTTCCACGTATTTTCGATGCCATTTAGCATCATGATTTCATTCACAACATGTTCATCAATATTACTCGTAAATGCGCTATCAAATGACATACTATCCGCCCATTTTTTGATATGAAGATGTTTATTAGGTATAAAGGTATCATTCAACGTCGCGCTTTTAATCATCAATCGCAACGCATTAATTTCATTTGTCAATTTCGATATATCCGCTTTGCCACTGCTGGCCTCTTCAGGTCCTTCTCTGTTCAGCTTTTTACAGTCCTTGGTGGATTTGTTTCGCCCCTGAACTTTCCCCCCAGCATGCCTTTCTGAAACACTGTTTTTTATGCTATTTTCGGATTGTTCTTTTTTATAATCAAGAGTCGTTTCCAAATCGTTCAGTTTTTCGTTCAGAATGTTATTAAATTCAATCTTTTTCATAATTTCATCCATCATGATGCTCGGAATATTTGCCTGTTGAATACAGAATTTAGCAATTTTTTCAATTTCGTTTGTGATGAAAATAGTTGGCCCATCCGTAAGGGTATAAGCATCCTTAGTAGTGACGTATACACCAGCGGTTCCAGGAGGAGCTGTAGTACTAGGAATTGTCGCCGTTCTTATAATTTTATTTCCTTTCAGGTCAACAGAATCGTTCTGAGGTATTCTGCGAATTTTTAGGGATTTAAAATGCAAATAAATAGCACTCCACGTCCCTTGCATAATATTTTGTAGCAATTTAATATAATAAATTTTTATATTTTTCATATTCAACTCATTTATTGAATCGAAATGCCTGTTAATTTTCATTTTCGCGTTGGCAAAATTATTTTTATTTACAAAGGTGATGAAGCTAGCTACTTCTTTCAAATCAAAATAGCGCAACAATGTCAAATAGTTTTCACAATGTTGTGCTATTTTAATAACGCCCTCATGAGTATCCGCCAAATAATGGGGTAATACTACATACCCGTCATTATTAATTATGGGTATAGATTTTTTGCAATCGTGACTAACGATGTTATATACTTCCGAACCCGGGAATTTATTTCTAAAATCGGAAATGGTTTCCGTCAACTCGTGTAGTTTAGGCAAAGTGGCGGATGACAGTACCATATTAGGAATCAAATTATTTTTCCAAATTTCTGTGATAATTGAATGAAATTCATGAGTTTCATAGTCCATTGTTATTGTGGGTTCGTCCCAATAAACCATTAATTTGTCGTCCATATCGTTTCCCTCGTCATCTTTATTAAACGCTTTCATATAATACATTGCAGGCAAATAGGATTTAATATCACAAATCATAATTTCAACCTCATCACCCACGCTATTATCAACTTTTCCGATGCCACCAGTGCGTCTATTTTTGCTGTATTCTTTTGCGGCAAAATAGTGTAACCGAATATCGTCCGCGCTTGCACAACCAAATGCAAATGCAACTTTTTTACCAACTGAAATAGCTGACCGTGCCAGCGCCAATCCAACATGTCTGGCCGCACAAACAAATATGATTTTAAGTTGTTCTGATAACGCAATAGGTGTCAACGTTTTTCCAGTACCAGTAGGAGCTATGTACAATATGAGCTTTGCACTAGGATTTTTAGAAACTGTGAACATTTCCTTTTGGTGTTCATAGAGAACTAAATCGTCATATTTCAAGAGATTCTTGTTTTTCTCTATGCATTCATCAGCATGTTCGATAATAACGGACATGTCTATATCATCTTCGAAAAGTGTAATTAATGCGCTGCAAATGCTTATTACATGTCGATTTAATCTACTCACATTATTTTTAAGAAGTTTGAATAGGGTGTAGTAATGAAACATGGTTTGCTTTACATTTTTTTGCGATTTATACTGTAGAAACTTTTCTGCGTGATTTAGTAGCACGTTTTCATATACGTCTTGTTTTTTCAAAGCGGTTTCATCATTTCTTTCTAATCTAATTTTATCTGCCGAGTTTATTTTCACGTTGCTGTCTACGTTGATAGATTTATACTGTGGTTTCAGTATAGAAATAGCGCTTTGAATACGGTCGAATTTTTCTCTCAAATATTTATTATATATAAAATCCTCCATTTTTTCACTATATTCTATCTTTAAAAAGCTAAAGATAGAATTATTGTTATTAATTTTTAAATTAACGTCATGATATCCTTTTGTAATAAGTTTTAAAACTTCCAGTTCTGATTCAGAAACAGGAACTTCAATAGAATTCCATTCGGCTTTGTTTAACTTTCGTTGCTTTAAATCCATTGGTGTAGTTATTTAGTTATATCATTATCTTTATATGGGTTTTTCATTTCATTTTTTTTTATAAAAAAATGAAATGATTTAAATCGTTGAATACAAAATAAACAACATAATATGACACAATCAAACATGATAATTTCAATTGAAGGAAATATTGGTTCAGGGAAATCAACCTTATTAGAAAATCTGCAAACACATTTTGGTACGAATAAACAAATCATCTTTTTAGAAGAACCTGTTGCCGAATGGGAAACAATAACAAACGCAAACGGGACAACCATGTTACAACTGTTTTATGAAGACCAAAAAAAACACGCATTCGCATTTCAAATGATGGCATATATATCTAGACTGGCGCTGTTAAAAGACGCGGTTGAAAACAATCAAGATACAATTATCATCACTGAACGTAGTTTGTACACGGATTGTATGGTATTCGCAAAAATGTTGTTTGATTCTGGTAATATTGAACTGCAAAATTATAAAATTTATTTAAAGTGGTTTGATACGTTTGCAAAAGATTATACCATTAATAAAGTTATTTACGTGAAGGCAGCACCTGAAGTCTGTTATAAAAGAATTACAAAACGTTCGAGAGACGGAGAAAGCAATATACCGTTGTCTTATTTAATTAATTGTGACAAATATCATACTGAAATGCTGAACGTAATACAGGACGAATGTTTTTGTAGTAACCAATTGATTCTAGACGGCAATGCTGATATTTACAAAAATAATAATCAATTACAAATTTGGATTTCGCAAATAACGCAATTTATGGAGATTTAAAGTGCCTATCTAAGTGTTTAACAATACAAAACAAAAAAAAATTGATTTTTTTGTGGTTATTAAAATAAACGTAATTAATAGTGTAATGAAGATAATGCCTTTAGCAAATATAATTAACGTTGCTTTTAAGTATGTGGTGCATACGTGTAAAAAATACAACATCGACGAGTCACATTCATTAAAACACAGCATGGATGTATTCCATTATGCAAATAAAATATATGATTCTGAGGTTAATGCTCATCCAATTTTATTAAAACAAAGAAATATTGTTGCTGTTTCCGCAATAGTGCACGACATGTGCGACAAAAAATATATGAACGAGCAAGAGGGAATATGTGAGATGAAAGAATATATGAAGAACTATGTAAAAGAACCAGAACTAAATGTAATTTCCAACATTGTTTCAACAATGTCTTATTCAAAAGTAAAATTACATGGTTACCCTGAACTACATGACTGCCAAATGGCATATCACATTGTTCGAGAAGCTGATTTATTGTCTGCGTATGATATAGACAGATGTATTATTTATGGAATGATGAAAGAAAATTTAACTTATGATGTCGCGTTAATACGCGCACTTGAATTGTTTGAAACCCGTGTGTTAAAATATAGGTCTGATAATTTATTTGTAACAGATTATTCAAAACTTCAAGCCGAAATGCTGCACAACACATATCTAGAAAATGTTAACAACCTGATTAATATGATTTAGAAATAATTTAGTAAATAAATACAGAAAATGATTAGCAATTTTTTTACTTCAAATAAAGACAAAGTAAATGCGATAAAAGGTAATAAAGCAAATATAAATAAAGAAGCGGTAAACGAAGACTTTCATTTTAGATTACATTTTGACGGATGTAGTAAATCTAACCCAGGTCTTGCAGGTGCAGGAGCTGTCATTTATAATGTAAAAAATGATGAACTTTGGAACGGAAGTGAATTTATTGGAACAAAAATAACCAATAATCATGCAGAATATATGGGTTTAATTATTGGATTAAAGCAAGCAAAAGAAATGAAAATTAAACAATTAATTGTAGAAGGCGATAGTATGCTCGTAATAAAACAAATGAAAGGCGAATATAAAGTGAAATCGTTACATCTAATTGAATTATATAACGAAGCAAAATTGTTAGCAAAAGGATTCGATAGCATTCATTACAACCACATATATAGAAATAATAATAAAAGAGCAGACGAATTATCAAACATTGCAGTTGATAATTATTTGTGTAAAAATGCCATTTAAATACTGCAATACAATTATAGTATTATATGTGGAATAATACTTTCCAGTTTGATAAAAAAGTAAACTACGTATCTAATAGATTGCATACAACTACATTACATACACATATACATACAAATGTAACAAAAAACAAAATTTTTTATGTGTGTAGTTATGGTGGTTCGGGTTCTTATATGTTAACAAATTATTTATCAAATTTTGGAAAAGTTGTTCATATACATAGTCGGTATCCTCCTAAAAAATTAACGTATACTGGCTGTAAAAACTCTAATACATACTGTTATAAAGAATGGTTTAATGACGTGCAAATTGCTGACTGTAACTTGCATAAATATATGGTTATTTACATTTATAGAAATCCTATACACGCAATATTCAGTAGGTTTGAGAACAAGATAGGTACAAATCCGCATTTAATACACATTCAATGTAATCCAAATATAAAATTGCAAGATATAATCGATTCAAATAAAGATTTGTACGGAATTGAAGAGTTTTTTAATAATTACACTAAAAAGAAAAATAGAAATTATGACATATATTGCGTCAAGTATGAAGATTTTTGGGACAATATCGAAACTTTTAACAAAACGTTTGGCATTCCAGACACAAAATATTTGTATCCTATTAAAAGCGAGACGTCCAAACGTTACACACATTTAAATGAATTAAACAAAATATATGGACCGTTAATTTGCAAAATGAATAGTATGAAATTTATTGAAAAAGTATAATAGAACATGTTTTATTTATTATTTATATTCTAGCAAGCAAACGGTTAGTAATTTAGGTGGTTTAAATAGCAGCAAATCTAGTTCCTTTTTTGTGGTTGGAAATTCAGATGAACTATAAATATCTTGGAGTAGTAACCATTCGAACATACCCCCTGTGTAAATATAGACACTATGAAAACCGAGTGAAATTAATTGGCTATATTTTTTATATAATTTGTCATCGTTACAATTTTTCCCATAAATGATAATTTTTACATTTTTATTACCATTTTTAATTAATCTATTAATAATTTCTTCCTCTTGGTTGATATTTATCGTATTAGGTATTAAACACGTTTGTTCATTTTCATTTAGTGTATTTATTAAAACATGCGATTCAGGATTTTTCAACACATATTGTATATCCTCATAATTTATTTTTTGCGCAGATGATTGTGCATTTCCCATTTATTTAATATTTATATTATTTTTAAATATTAAACTCTAAAATATTTATTAATGAAATTTAACAACAATTTCTATGTCTTCTTTTTTAATACTTTTGGTTGCAGAAATGGATAATTCTTCCCTCTTCTTTCTTGTCTTACCGTTATCTACTGCATTATCCTTTCTTTTAGAGGTACTGTTTCTATTGTTCATATCCTTTTCAATGACTTCGTAATTTTCTTCGATAAAATGAATCACTTTGTTCTCTAGCGCCCACTTGAAAAAATTGAGCTGCCCTATGGTGGTTTCAATACACGTTCCATTTTTATATGGAATGCTAATTCTATCCCATCTACAAAAAGGGTCAAACCTTTTCTTACTATAAGCTTTTAATTTTAATTTATAATCGAAATAAACCTTGAACCTTCTTGGATTTTCACTGCTTTCAATATCGTATAATGTATAATATTTCTTAGCATAATTTGTAGCAAACCAATCGACAATTCTTAGCGATATTTTTGATTCGCCTGTTATAATCTTAAGCATTCTGCTGATATTATTTTCATCTTTATAAAATTCCATTAAATTATTTAATAATAATTCATTTTGAGTTGCGTAACAAACTGAATTAGTCATTAAGTATTTCTAATAAATAATTATTATTGTTTAAGTTGTTTAATTAAGAAAAGTATATTTTAGAAAAGGAATATTTAGTATGTAATATTTTATATTTATATATTTACATAATATATAAATGTCAGATTTTATGAGTAACTATTTTGGTCCTCTAGGCAAGGAGTATTGTCTGTATTTCTATTTAATGTCCATTTTCTTTTTTGTGATAATGATGTTGGGGATTTTTGGGGTTATTGTCACAATAGTGAAGAACCCTAAGCAAGTAAACGTGATGTTCTTCGTAAACGCGGTCATGTTGTTAATGAATAGTATATTGGCTTATTTTGTAAATAGGTTGTTACATACTATGTGCGCAAATAGCATTCATTAATATACATTATTTAGGAACGTCCTTGGTAGTATTCTGAGGTTTCAAATACTGGTCTCTTATAGAAACATCATCTGCGTATTCATTCTCGGATAAAAAAGGATTAAATCCCCTCTGTTGAACCAGGTGTCTGTCTGCAATTTTAACGTCCAAATCTTCTCTCTTGTTGGAAGATTTAAATCCTCCATTTGCAACTTCTTGGTTTAAAATGTCCCAAGTATTTTCATCATAATTAAGTGAAGAAGAATATGCAGAAAACTCGGTTTCTTTATTTGTATTACTTGCATCCACGACGAAGTTGTCATTATTATTGGTAGCATTGTCGTTACAGTCGTTATTATAAGTATTGTGTTTCCTTCTACTTCTCTCATACGGTTCTCCTTTAGTCCATTTCCATTCCATAATATAGTATATTTTATAACTTGTTAAAAAATACTATTTACAAACTTACTTGTCTTTCTGAATTATATTTAGTTGTTTGGTAAATAAGAACTTCTCGTCAGATTGATTTCGTCTTTTTAAGTTACATTCTAAACAAGCTAAATGAAAATTGTCTTTATTATGTCCTTTGTTATTGTCTATTCTGTCCACAGACCATTGTTTCATTTCTCGTGAAACGTCATACAATACGACCATTTCTTGTTTACAATAATAACATTTTAGTTCGCACGTATTCATTTTAGTAACAATGTCTGTAAAAACAATAAAATTGTAAGCGTCAAACATATTTTTTATAACGTCTTGATTCTTATATCCAGCAATTTTTTGATTTATTTGCTGTGTAATAATTTTGGACATTTCATTATTATATATTTTATTATCACATAAATTATCACATAAATTATCAAAAAATATTTCATTAATTGCTTTTAATTGATTTGCGAATTGCAAATCGTCTTGAGATAAATTCCATTTTGCCCGTTTAATGTACTTTCTCTCTATTGCCTTATTTTGAGTTAGTTTTTTAATCATATATCTATTCGTTGTGCCAACTATATTGATTATTTTCGGCCCTTCCATATACACTTATTTGGCATTTTATATTTATTATAAAATAATATAAACAGTTTGTAATAAATAATTATTTAATAAAACCAAGTTAAACTCTTCTTTTTATATTACAATATAATGGAAGAATGTGCAAACGTTGTAAATGAAGAATGTGTAGAATTAAAAAATATTAAATACAAAACAATGTTATTAAATGGTAGCCCAATCAAAGAAACTACATTATCCAATGATATATCAAATCTTGATAAATTTTTGGAACTTGAAAAAACCAATAATAGTAATGAACCATGGTGCAAATTAAACAAGACAATAAAAACCAAAAAACTAATTGATTTCGTAACCATTTATATTAACGAAAATCAAATGACTGACGATGAAGGAAAATTGTTGGTTGTTTTTTTAAAAGAGTCAATGGATAGGAAAAAACTCCAACGTGTAAAAGACGTTATTTATGATAAAGCAAGTGGTATTGTAAAAGAGATTCCGGCTTTGTGTTATACAAAAGCAACCAAACATTTCACTCTTAAAAATATAGACAAACGTCTATCAACCCTAAAATCATTAGCACCAAAGAAGACCAATTGTACAATTAAAAATAAAACTATAATTCCAACAAAATCGGTTGAAGATGATTCCTCTTCTGACAATGACAATTAAATCAATATAAAAGGTAAATACCATATTATATTATATTAATAACTCATGTATTTTGATGAATTAGATGAGTTGACAGATGTATTAGAAACTATTATATTTGAGGATGAGCCTTCTATATTTACAGAAGAATACACATTAGATTTGATGGAAACGGCCTTACATTTAATGGAAGAATTTATGAGCAATAATCCGTGTATCATGACCGAGCCCGATTTTAACGAAATTTTATTGGAAGAATTAACATGTATTTTCGCTACACAATTTGAAGACCATATATACGTGGATGATAATTTAGAAGATGATATGAATGAATTGCTAGAAGAAGTATTTAATATATATATTACTTCATTTTATCCTGAACGGTCAATTGAACATTTTGATATTGAAATTAAAACACAAAGCGACAACGATTCACTCGCTAAAAAAATCGATTATTTGCGTTCTATTCCTCAACCAATTCAAAGAACGCCAGAATGGTATAAATTTCGACATAATCTAATCACTGCGAGTAATGCATATAAAGCGTTTGAAAGTCAATCAACTATAAATCAGCTTATTTATGAAAAATGTCAACCCCTTAAGCTTTCTAATGAAGAGGACGATAAACCTAAAATGGCTAATTTAAATACACCATTACATTGGGGTCAAAAATATGAACCATTGTCAGTAATATTATACGAAGAACTTTATAACACCAAGGTGGAAGATTTCGGATGTATTCCTCACAGTGTACATACATTTCTAGGAGCTTCGCCCGATGGAATAGTTGTGGACGTTAATTCGGATAGATATGGTAGAATGTTAGAAATTAAAAATGTAGTAAGTAGAGAGATAACAGGAATACCAAAGAAAGAATATTGGATACAAATGCAACTACAAATGGAAGTGTGTGATTTAGATGAGTGTGATTTTTTAGAAACTAAATTCACAGAATATCCTGATTCAAATAGTTTTTTTAACGATGGATATGAAAAAAGTGAAAAGGGTGAAACGAAAGGTTCTATTATGTATTTTAACACGCAAGAATCAAAACCTTTTTATTTGTACAAACCACAACATATTACAAAGTACGAGGACATTAATCAATGGGAAGAAGAAATGGTTGAAGTATATCAAGAAAAAAAGATGGTTTGGATTAAAAATATATATTGGAAACTGGAGAGGATGAGTTGTGTATTGGTTTTACGAAACAAGGATTGGTTTAAAAATAATGTAAAGCAAATTGAAAAAGTATGGTCAATTATTAAACAAGAGAGAATAACTGGATTCGAACATCGTGCGCCCAACAGAAAACCCAAAAAGGACACGTTTGTTGTTAAGCGCGCAGAAACAACAAACTGTTTATTGAATGTCATTAAAATAAATACCGTTCCGTTTACATCGACGTAAACGCCGATTTTTATTGTAAAATAATATAAAGGTAAAATTTTATATTATTTATTACAAATGAACAGAGTGGAACAGATGAAAACGATACAACATGAGGCATTAGAATTGTTTACAAAAAAAAATATTGACTATGGTGATGCATTCGCTAAATATGGAGTTATCGGCGTACTGATGCGAATAGAAGATAAACTACAACGCACAATGTCTATAACAAGAAACGGAGTAAATTTGGTAAAGGATGAAGGAATTAGAGATACATTGATAGATTTACATAACTATGCGGCAATGGCATTAATGTTATTAGATGAATAGTCTGGTGTATTAATACAACACATTTGGAATATTAGTTCTAAATGGTAACAAATTTGCGGTAGTTGAAAAATAGCCGACTCTCGTTCCGCAGTTAGGATTTATGGGCGGCAATTGCGATACATAATTCGTATTAAGATGACTTTCTTTATATAATGCGCCACACATGCTGGCCGGCATACACGTACCTTCGTCAGGATTATTTGGATACCGCATGTTGTTTGTAATTTGTGCATACGAACCGACCTTGAAAATCGGATAATGCCACCAAATATCCGCCGACCCATTGTCAGATATTCCATTAATACCGGTTATAGGATAAGTATCTTGAACTAGTACATTTGTTTGTGAAGATGGTACGTCACCACTAGCTTCTTCTAAAGTATAACCTGAATAACCCTCTTTTGTATTTTGTGAATTTGCTTTACTAAAATATAATGATAAAATAACTGCTAATAAAAATACAAATACCATTAGTAATATTTTGTTCATATATATATTTTATATATTTTATAAAATATACAATTTAATAAAATAAACCGGTTTAAAACTATATCAATAAATATACTAATATGGACAATTCTAATGAAATGCGTGTAAAGAAACGTAATGGACAATTAGAAGTAATTGCATTTGATAAAATATTAAATAGAATAAAAAAATTGGGGCAAGAAGTAGGCATTCAAATTAATTACTCGTTGCTTGTAATGAAAGTAATTGACCAGCTGTATGATAAAATTGAAACAAGTAAAATTGACGAGCTTACAGCTGAACAATGTGCATCCCTTTCCACACAGCACCCGGATTTCGCAACCCTAGCATCTAGAATTGTTATATCAAATCATCAAAAAAATACGGAAAAATCGTTTACAACGGTAATGTCGCAATTGTACGAATTCAAGGATGTGCACGGTAACACCAAATCATTGTTATCAGATGAATTTTGGAACTATGTTAAAAACAATGAATTTGTTCTAGATGAACTTATTGATAATGACAGAGACTATTTGATTGACTATTTTGGGTTTAAGACGTTAGAACGGTCCTATTTATTTAAAATAAATGGATTTGCTGTTGAAAGAATTCAACATATGTGGTTACGCGTGGCAATTGGCATTCATTGTAATGCAGACCGCTATGTCGACACCCTTTCTTTAATAAAAGAAACGTATGACTTGATGTCTAAAAAATATTTTACACATGCTACCCCTACATTGTTTAATGCTGGTACTCCTAGACCACAATTGTCTAGTTGCTATTTAATAGCTATGGAAGATGATAGTCTTGATGGCATTTACAATACATTGAAAGATTGTGCAATGATTTCAAAATGGGCTGGAGGTATAGGTCTTCATATACATAATGTTCGAGCGAAGGGAACTCATATTCATGGAACAAATGGTTCGTCAAATGGTATTGTTCCAATGCTTCGCGTGTTTAATAATACAGCAAGATACGTTGACCAAGGCGGAGGAAAGCGAAACGGGTCATTCGCTATTTATTTGGAGCCATGGCATCCAGATATTGAAGATTTTCTCGAAATGAAAAAAAATCATGGAGACGAAGAGTTAAAAGGTAGAGATTTATTTTACGCTCTTTGGGTATGCGATTTATTTATGGAAAAAGTAAAGGCAAATGCCAAATGGTGTCTGTTTTGCCCGCATGAGTGTCCTGGGTTGTCTGACGTATACGGAGACAAATTTAAAGACCTTTATGAACAATATGAAAACTGTGGCAAATCACGCAAAATTATAAACGCACGCGACTTATGGTTTAAAATATTAGATTCACAAATGGAAACAGGTACGCCGTATTTATTGTATAAAGATGCTGCAAATGTAAAATCGAATCAGCAAAACTTGGGAACTATTAAATCAAGCAATTTATGTTGCGAAATAATGCAATATTCTGACGCAAATGAGACGTCAGTTTGTAATCTTGCGTCTATTGCGTTGCCTTCATTTGTTGACCCTATTACGAAACAATTTAATTATGAACAACTACATTCAGTTACTAAAGTCGTGACAAATAATTTAAATAAAGTAATTGACATAAATTTTTATCCAACCGAAAAGACCAAGTTCAGTAATTTTCTTCATAGGCCTATTGGTATAGGAGTTCAAGGTTTGGCGGATACGTTTGTGCTTATGGATATAGCATTCCATTCAGATGAAGCAAAAGAAATAAACAAGCTCATTTTTGAAACTATTTACCATGGGGCGCTTGAAAAAAGCAATGAATTAGCCATTACAGAAGGAGTATACGAGACGTTTCATGGGTCACCTGCTTCTAAAGGCGTTCTGCAATTTGATATGTGGAACGTCGTTCCCAGTGATAGGTATAATTGGACACAACTAAAGAATAATATTGTTTATTCCGGATTACGTAATTCTCTTCTTGTAGCGCCGATGCCAACTGCAAGTACATCACAAATTCTTGGATTTAACGAATGTTTTGAGCCATTTACAAGTAATATCTACAGTCGTCGTACTTTGGCAGGTGAATTTGTGGTAGTTAACAAATATTTGATGAAAGAATTGATTGAACTAAATCTATGGAATGATGATATTAAAAACAATATTGTTGCAAATAAAGGGTCAATTCAACAAATAAAACATTTACCTGAGCATATTCGTAATAAATACAAAATAGTGTGGGAGATTCCTATGAAACATGTAATTGATATGTCGGCCGACAGAGGTGCGTTTATTTGTCAAAGTCAGAGTTTAAATTTATGGGTAGAAGACCCCACGTATAGCACACTGACTTCGATGCATTTTTATGGATGGAAAAAAGGATTGAAAACGGGAATTTATTATTTGAGAAGAAAAGCAAAACATCAGGCACAACAATTTACTATTGAACCAGAAGCAAAAGAGAGAACCGAAGAAAAATACGAAATATGTGAAATGTGTTCCGCGTAAATAAATCTATATAACTACGGTACAAAAGTAATATACAGATTAATGTATTGAAACTGTTTGCACTGAGAATGGTGTCATTTAGCATTTCGTAAAAATACTTGTATATGTATATGTAAATATAAACTCATACAAATGGCAACTTATTTTTACGAAATGTTGTTAGGAAAGCAGGCCAAAAAATATACTGAAAATCCAATGACCCAAAAAGTACTACATGATGTGACAATTGACGACACATATATTGCGGTTAAGAATGCAGTAGATAAACTATCTGAACTGATTATACAACCATGTGATTATGTTAAAAAATACATCATTAAAAAAGATGATAATGATGAAAATAAATACGATTTTGAAGAACCTGATAACAATTCGGAAGAGACCTTGCTAGTTACCATTTCATATGATACAATTTACAAAACGGAAGAAACTGAACAAACTGAACCCATTGAAGATAATATAGACACGTTGATTAAAACAGTAACAACTGCTTATACCTTTGTATTATCAAACTATAATGATGTAGTAACCTAATTAGCATGTAATTTTTCTAACAAAATACGAAACTAAATGTCTGAATTGCATTCAGAATACAATGACTTTAATATTAATCTATTTTATATAAAATGAACGTTGACTATAAAACTACATTTGTAACTGCATGTTTTAATTGTAATAAAAACAACAAATATTTTATAAATAAATATATTAAAAAATCGCTAAGAACATTGGTGATTGAGTGTCCTTTAATTATCTATTGTGAAGAAGAAAACGCACACATTTTTAAAAATTTAAGACAAACGTTCAATTTAGACCACATTACTAGCATTATTACTGTTAAATTAGAAGATTTATTTTTTTATAAATTTAAATCATATTTAACTACACCGGACGATGCAACCACCAATTTGAATAAAGATGCTCATATTGTCATGTGTAATAAATTCAAGTTTATATTAGACAGTATCGATGCAAATCCATTTAATACATCACATTTTGCTTGGATTGACATCAATCTTTTAGAAAAAAATTTTCATAATTCTGGTAACTATTTAGACTTGAATATTTATGACAAAATATTGCATATTTGCAATAATCCAAGAGATAAATTTGCAATTGAAGTAATAAATCAGTGGACTCCTGAAATGTATGCAAACCTAGATTTATTTTATAGTAAATACCAATGGATTGTAGCAGGTTGTTTTTTTACCACGGAAAAAACAATCGGAAAAATAATTATGCACAAATTAATAGAAAAAGCTGTCGAAATTTCACTGAAAGGGTTAGGAAGAGGTGAAGAAAGTTTCTTTTCTTTTATAATTGATGAAAATCCAGATTTATTTAATTTGTACGTAGGGGATTATCAGGATACAATTCATAATTATTATAGTATTACAACAAATCACCATTACACGCAGATAATAATTAATAAATGGAAAAATAGCACTTCAACAGAAATTTATAAAAATATTATGCAAACTACACAACCTAACCTGCAAACAGTTACAATAGATTTATAAACAATTTTTTTATTGCAGGATTATATTCTAGTACGTCGTCGTCGCATCTAATTTTTATAAAACATCGTAATGTAATAAGAATATCATTCAGTGAATTATGTAGATTTCTTGGTTCAACTTTGAACAAATTCTGATGCAATTCCGCCAAGGATGGGAATTTGAAATACGGACCTCGACTGTTTACTTTTTCTATTTTACATATATCAATGGATTCTTGCATAGTGCAATATATTTTATGACAATTGTTAATTTTATTTAATTGAGTTTCGTAATGTTGTTTAATATCAGCATTTTTCTCATTTTCTATGCAAGCGCGCATTAATTCAGCTTTTACCAACGACAAATCAAATTCGGCATTATGCGCAACAATCAAATCTGAATATTCTACATCTCTTAAAAATTCAAGAAGTGCTTCGTTAACATTTATTCCGATGGTTTCCGAAATTTCATTTGTTATTCCATGAAGTTTAATACTTCCCTCGCTGATAATATTATACGGCTTTAATTTAATAACTTTGTCGTACATTTTTACTACAGTGTTGGTAGTATCGTCAAATATAATATAACTAAATTGAACTATGTAGGGCCACAAATGAATTGTTGCTGGTGTTATTTTTTTACTTTTAGAAAGCCCTGTAGTTTCAGTGTCAAAAATGAGTATTTTCATTTTGTATAATAAATTACCGTGTTATTTTTAAATGTGTGTTTGTATTTAATATAATCAGGATATACATTTATAATACTTTTCAATTTTTTTAATTATGATAGGTGGTTGTATTGTCGTAAGTAGAGTGGTTAAACGTAGTTTTTACATATGCCAAAACTACGTCTATGCCAAATGGTGATGCCGTGTTCTTTAATACCATCCATATGCTTTTTTGCTCCGTATCCTTTATTGCTATCAATGCCATACTTTTCAGCCAAATCAGGATTTTGTTCGCATAATTCGCCAATATAGTTGTCACGCTCTACCTTTGCCAAAATCGATGCGGCCGCAATAGCTGTATATTTATTATCTCCTCCTTCAATTGTTGTAAAAGGAAGCGTTTCCAATTTGTTATTTTTTTTATTTAAATATGTAATTGGATTAAAATAGTTACCATCAATAAGTAAATAATATGAATAATCGGTAAATTCTAATTTATTATGGTCTTTCATTTTTTTATTAAACTGTTTGCGCGTTTCTAGAATAGATGTATGCATCGATTTTTGTGTAGCCTGTAAAATATTTATTTCATCAACTATTTTTTCATCTTCAAAACTTACATACCAGGCAACAGCATTTTCTTTTATATAAGTAGCAACTTCTTCAATCTTCTTTTTAGAATGGAATTTTTTGCTGTCTTTTACTTTAGAATGGTCAAATGTATCATCTTTAGGTAAAATGACTGCTGCTGTATAAACGCGACCGAACAAAGGGCCTCTACCAGCTTCATCTACGCCTATTTCAAAGGTTTTGTTGTCTTCACTGAAATACTTTTTTAGTACAGGTTGCACGTTTCTAGCTCTGTTTACATTTTTAGGTATAATAATAATATCTTCCTCATCAGAATCGGCCACAATTACAGCATTTTCAGAATCACTCTTCATTGGTTGTTAGTTGATTATAAATAAAAAAATTTAAATCAATTCAATTTAATTTTAAACTTTTTTCACTCTATAAATTATACAATGAACCATGAATCATTATTTCTTTTCCTAATTTTATTGTTAGGCCTAGTATTATGTTCTCTTTTAGGCGGCAATTGCAATAAAGAAGGATTTAATTCAAACAATAGTTCATCACAAAATGCTCCAAATTACAATAACAACAATAATAACAATCCCAGTAATAACAATCCCAGTAACAACAATCCCAGTAACAACAGTAGTGGGTCGAGCCAAAACTATGATAACTATAATCATTTTAATGGAACTTCTTCGCAATTATCTAGCGGAACTACATTTTACGGACCCAATGGTGGAAATGCAAAAGTTGTGACTGGGTCTAATGGTAACCAAAGCTTACAGGTTACACTTTCAAGTGGCGCATCGCCAATTACGTTAACTTCGTCACAATCTAATAAAAAAGAAGGATACACAAATTATAGTGGCCAAAATGCAAGTGCCACTACGTTTTATGGACCTAACGGCGTGTCTGCAACTGTTGCAACTGTTAACGGACAACAAGCGATTAAAGTTACTACAAATAATGGTACGACTACATTTACCCAACAAGGACCTTCGAATAACAATGGTACTCTTAGTAATAGCTCACAATATTACGGAAGCACTGGAACACCTATTCAGGCATCATCCCAATACAACGGACCAAATGGTGGTTCTGCCGGTTCAGTAACCGGACCTGCAGGAAACACTGCTTATTATGCTCAAGGACCAGCTGGTAATACCGTCGCAGGCGTTAATAATAACCCTTATAATAATACATCATCAACACATTATAATGGTCCGTATGGTGGTTCTGCCGGTTCAGTAACCGGACCTGCAGGAAACACTGCTTATTATGCTCAAGGGCCAGCTGGCAATACCGTCGCAGGCGTTAATAATAACCCTTATAATAATACATCATCAACACATTATAATGGTCCGTATGGTGGTTCCGCCGGTTCAGTAACCGGTCCTGGTGGAAACACTGCTTATTATGCTCAAGGACCAGCGGGTAATACAATAGTAGGAACAAATACTGATATGCCTTTTGACCCATACAATAACGCACTTCCGCTTGGTATTCCAGCCAGTCAAATTGCTCGTGGAACTGAAGATTTATATATTTTAAAATCTGAAGTGATACCACCTGTATGCCCAGCATGCCCAACATCATCGGCTTGCCCGCGAGAAGAACCTTGCCCGGCTTGTCCGCCATGCGGTAGATGCCCTGAACCAGCGTTTGACTGTAAAAAAGTGCCTAATTACAACGCTATTGATAATAGCTATTTACCAGCACCGGTATTAAATGATTTCAGCTCATTTGGTATGTAATACAATAAATACAAAATAATATAATATATAAAAATATTACATTATTTTTCCAACGGAATTAATATATTAAACTCTTTTTCTGACAACAAATTCGTCATGTATTTGGTCATATATTCAACATTCATAATTCCATTGTATAATTTTTTTGCTCCTTTTGCAATTTTTTCTCCTATTGCATCATTTTTTGCAAACATGTTAATCGCTTTACGTAAATCATCCTCTAAAGTAGGACTTTCTACGTTTATTTTGTATACATTTTTCATGTGTACCAACTTATTATCAAACCAGGAATAATACTTTGAATACACTAATATTATACACGAATTATAACTTAATTCACAACTAAGTCTCCATGCAGTAACGTATCCATCTATATTTAAAATATATTTACTATTGGCCTGTTCGACCATTGGCATTTCTGCAATACTTGCCCATTCTTTTAATTGGTTTGATATAACGCGACCATTCGAGACAGTTAATTTATTTCCTGAAATAATAGATTTTGTAGAAAGGTCTGTTAAGCCTACATTTATGTTTATATTTTTTGAAAGTTCACTATTGTCATGCAAAAGTTTTAATGCTTTCAATACCTTTAACCTATCGTTTTTAATAAAATCATTTTGGTAACATGAATTATTTTTTCCTCTAAAGATTAATTCCTCTTTTTTACTATCCCATGTGTCATTAATTTTACTAAATTCTTTTTTATCATATCTATTTTTGCATGTATTTTCATTAAAATAAACAGTTTGCGAGGCTATTTCCCATGAATCCGCATAGACCAGACATTTATCATAATAATCTTTTGTAATTGTACCAGAAAGCACAGGAATATATTCATTTGGTTGTGTTACATTATTCTTGCACATTTCTTCATTTGTAATGTGTTGATTACATTTACGATTATATAGAACGGGGTAATCATATAAATTAATAAAAAAACAAGTCGTAATATTGCTCCCTTCTAAACATTTCTGTAACATATCAAAATAAACCATTGTGTAAAATCTTTCCCACCACTTGTCTTTAAAATTGACCATACAATTCGAAAACCCCCATTTCTTTTTATCTTTTAGAATATTAAATTTTAGTTTTTGCGTTTTTTTTTTGTAGCTAGCTAGTTGTTTTTTGGTTATTTTATTGCTACCTGGTTTTTCCTCAGTTGTATTGGCAAAAACCTGATATGTATGAAGTTTGCCATTAAGAATATATACAAAAACACCTAAACCTACTTTTTTAAACATGTGTTCACAAGTATTTAAAAATTTATCTACACAATCTGGTTTAATAAGTTTTGTAAATTTATTAATTATGTTTTTTTTAAAATCAACATAACTATGAATATATTTAATCTTATCAATCTTAACACAATTTATATTTTTTTTAAATTTTGGAACGTTTTCTTTTGGAATATTACTCAATTTCATTGTATTGTATTATATTATAGAAACATAAAAGGATTTATTATTGTCTTGTTTTAACACATTTTTTATCTATTACAATTGAGTCTCCCTTTTCTTTTTGTGGAACAATATTAATTACACATTTGGATTTCGTACCATATAATGGTTCTGTACAACCCAATTCTTTTCTTCTTTTAGTGGGTAACTTTTTGAATTTAAACAATTTGGGTTTTTCATCAGTGCACCTAGACCTAAAATGTTCATACCTTTCTCTCACTTCACAATAAGTAAGATTGGATTTTTTATGAAGCATACGATTTACTAATTCGTGCAACTCGTAAATATATCTAGAAAATGTCTCGCGATTTTGCATGTCAGACATTTTAAGAGGTAACTGTTTAAGATTTGTTTTTAAATTCATCCTACAATGTTTACACGGTAAAACGTATTGGAGACTAATGATAAAATCTCTATAATGTTTTTTCTCTTCACATGTAGGATTTGCAGGATAATTAAAGCTCATTGTATGAAGATAATGCCACATAGGCGGACCCCAGATACTTGTTACCATTCCATCCCCAGCATTATAATCTTTTTTTGAAAATACCCTATTTTTTTTAGTTTTAGTATGAATAGTTTTTTTTTTGTGTGTTTGTGTCATAATAGTTAATTAGAAAAAAATAAATAATAAAAATAATATTATAATATTATTTAATTTTATGAGTAATACTTCCCCATTTAATTTAACCATATTCACAGACATTACTAAAAAAATGTGCTTATGCTCATTTGCTTCAATGGTATTAATTGTACTTTTCATTGTTAGCCCCTTAAGCAATTTTTTCAAAACAAGCTTGTTTATGAAACTTGTATCTGTTATTATTTTAGCATATACTATATATTTAAATTTTTTGCAAACCAACCTGTTAAGAAATGTTTCTTCAAACAATACTACTTCATCCGAGGTTAAATCGCAGTTAAATATGAATATAATATGTAGTTATATATTTGCAGTATTTTTAACAATATTATTATTTTTTGTTATAAAAAGTTTTTTCTAGTTTAGAAAAAGGAAGTTTAATTTCCATAATTTTTTCATAATACAGTTTGTCATTTTTAAACGAGTATTTTTTGAGGTCTATCAATTCCCCAGTTATAGTTCTAAATAGCATATTTAAGAAAAATGCCAACTTATCTTTATATCATATTCGTTAAAAGAGAATCATTAATTATTCTGAGTTATAGTATATATGGATAATTTTGTTAATTTTAATAACAGCCCTACTACTACCAACAGTTTTATGTCTACAATTCAATCCGCAGGGAGTAAAATGAACACAACAACTATAATAACAATATTGGTTGTAATATTGTTCATTTCAGTTGCATGTGCTTGTTATTATTTTTATATTGTCCCCAGTTCTAATGCTATGTACAGAGCAAACAAAGAATTAGGTTCGCAATGTGACAATAAAGAAAATAAAGAAGCGGAACTACTATTTTTTCACGCAGAATGGTGTCCTCATTGCAAAACCGCCAAACCCGTTTGGGAAAGCTTAAAGGCGCAGTATGAAAATAAAACTATAAATGGATATAAAGTTATATTTACAGAAATTAATTGCACGACGGAAAATGCGGAAGTCGAAAAAATGATGGATAAATACAATGTTGAAGGATTTCCGACAATAAAAATGTTGAAAGATGGCCAGATAATTGAATACGATGCCAAACCAACAAAGGAAACCCTGGAACAATTTTTGACCACCGTTTTAAATTAAATTACGATAATCATATTACAACCGGTGTAATATGATTTTTAAGTTGCCTTATTTATATTTTCATAAAATTTTACAGCCGTTTCTTTGCCTGCGTTAAACAAATCTTTACGAACTTCTATATTCCTAAGTGCATTTTTTAACACGTCAATACTTAAATGACTAGTATTAAATATAACTTCATTTTTTATTACAGGTTGGATATGGTCCATATTCAAACTATTAACTGTTTTAAACAAAAAAGTCATTAAAAAGTCCAACATAGTAGAGTCAATGTTTATTAAACTACTATTTTTATCATATTTATTTTTAAGTCCCAATATTTCTTCGTCTTTTTTCCCAGATTCGACACAATACTTTAAAGAATAATTACAAACAATGCCTCCATCTATATAACATTTATTATCTAAACAAACAGGAGTAATCAGAACGGGTATTCCACATGTCATTTGCACTGCAACCAATAATGGTAGTGTTGGATAATTCAAGTACGACACATCTTCCATTTTGAATTCATTTATTTCAAATGTAAAAAAATGAAGTTCTATATTAGAAAATTTATAAAACTCTTCTAATGTAATTTCCATGGATAAATCTTTGGCATCTAGCAATGGTTTAAAACACTTTTCAACCGTTTTGATGTCAAATATACCTTTTTTTGTATATGCGTCAAGAATATTTTGAACTTTAATAGGGAATACATCGTGCCATGGACGTTTAATTATATAATCATTAATCGTTTCCCAATCATATTTTAAACATATTAAAATACCAACAAGTGCGCCAGCAGATGTTCCATATATCGTTTCTATATTTTTCATATTCACAAATCCGTTTTCTTCTAATTGTTGTAAAGCAGCTAATGATTGTATCATTGAAGGTCCGCCTCCAGAAATTACCAAATGTTTTATAGTCATTTACTATTATTTAATGCATTTATTTTAATAACTTTTTTTTCTATAATATTTTAAATGGCAAACATATTTACTCTTGAAAATATAGAAAATTTCTCGGAAAAAATTAATATAGATGATTTGTATGACAAAAAACGTCAATATGATTTGAATCAAATGCACCTCTTCAATAAATTATTAAATCGCGTACACGTGCGAATTAAAACTACTTCGCGACAAAAAATGGATGAGCAATTCTGTTGGTTTATAGTGCCTGAAATAATGATTGGAGTTCCAAAATATGACCAAGCCGCATGTATAGCATATTTAATAGATAAACTTAAAAATAATGGTTTTAACGTTAAATACATTCATCCAAACACGTTGTTTATTTCTTGGATGCATTGGGTTCCAGATTATGTTAGAACCGAATTAAAGAATAAGACGGGTATTATTGTTAATGAATACGGAGTTAGACAAGACGATGGAAATAATGAATATAAACTAATACAAGACTCAAGAGAGCAACCTGTATTTGCACTAAATCTTAAACCGACTGACATTTTACAACAAAAGGACAAACAACCTAAAAAAGATTATACGCCGATAAAATCGTATAAACCTTCAGGAAGTTTAGTGTATAATGATGCACTTTTAAGTAAAATGAATGATAAACTTCCTTAGATGGAATTTTGATAATATTTCTCCTTAAACTATTTTTATAATTCTATAATATAATGAGTAATACAGACAAAAAAACATTAAAAAAAATAAAAAAATTAAAAAAATTTAACTCCGAAACAAATGCCTTTAATAAAACAAAAAAAGTGTTGCCAAAAAAAATGTCATACCAACAAATATCGACTGCAAAAATAGTGCCCAAAAAAGTGTCTCAAGAAATAGTTTGTAAATCTAAAACATTTGAGCCATTTGAATACAAAATTGAAGAAACGTTTAAAAAAAACAAAATAGATTTTACAGCAGCTAATTATAATTTAGAAAAACAAATTATAACCGAACTAAAAAAAGCAGTTAGCCCGTCGAACATCACCCCTAATACTGATTTTTATTCTTATATAAACGAAAGATGGTTAAAAGAATACAAAGTAACCACTGATCAAGGGTATATTGTTCAAGTGGACAATTTTAGAATTGTACAAGATAAAGTCTACAGGGAATTATTTGAAATTATAAAAAACTATACAACCGAACCTGGTACAAAAAATACCGAATTGGGAATGTGTATAAATAAAGTGTATAAATCACTATTAACAACGAATTCTAATGAAACGTCCACAAAATATGCTTTAGGTCATTTATCGGAAATAGATGAATTGCGAAAAGATAAAAATAATTTATGGAACTTGTTGGGAAAATTGAATAGTTCTGAGATTATTGCTTGGGGTGCGCCAATAGTATGGACGATAAATGTAGACGACAAAAATCCTACTATCTACAAAACGTACATTACTTCTGGAAAATTAACATTGAGTGACATTACTTTGTATTTCGATGACGGTACCAACGTGGCTTACAAAAAAAACTACAAAAAGGCTTATTTCGATTATTTGGAAAAATTATTTGAAAATGTGTTTGGTAAAAAACATGGTTTTAACGTTAAAGATGTATACGATTGTGAGGTTAAAATTGTAAATGCATATGGTTGCGATATTATTAAACACGTTGACCCAAATAATTACAATTTAGTTACGAAAACAGATGCGATGCAAAATTTAGGATTTGATTGGGAATCGTTCGCAAAAGCGCTTGGTTTCAAAAACGTTCCGGAAAATTTTGTAGCAGTCAATTTAAATTATTTGTTATGTATGACTCAACTTTTATTAAAAGAGTGGGATAGTTTGCAATGGAGAACTTATTACATTTATATGTACATAAGACAAGAACAGAGAAACAATTCGATAGGTCGCAATATTTATTTTGATTTTAATGGAAAGTTTGTTCTAGGTCAGGAAAAAATGCCAGACCCGGAAATATATTCTGTTTTTGGAATAGGTTATGCATTTAGTACATTTCTTAATAATGCATACATTGACAAGTATAAGAACAATGAAGTTATTAGCTATGTGCAAGCAATGACTCAGGACCTTAAAACTGTGTTTATCAGAATAATAAAGCGTAATAAATGGCTACAACCTAAAACGAAGGAAGTTGCGTTTAAAAAATTAAATAATTTTAAAATTAACATAGGCTCCACAAAAATGACAACCAAAGACCCTCTGTTAGATTATATTGAAACTGACCCTTGGGGTAATTTGTATAAAATGTCACAGTTTAGACATAATTTAGCTATAAACTTGGATGGAAAAAAGGCGATTGACTTGCCTATTATTGACTGGTCATTGCTGCCGCCAAAATTTGTAAGCAATCAATCATATGTAGTGAATGCTATGTATACTCCAACAAAAAACGGAATTGACATTCCTTTAGGATATCTTCAAAAACCTTTCGTTGATTTAGACGAAAGAGGTATTGAATACAATTTAGCACATATTGGATTTACGTTTGGTCACGAAATGTCGCATGCATTAGATAATTGGGGAAGTAAGTACGATGAAAACGGAAGATTACATAATTGGTGGACAAAACAGGACACTAAAAAATATAAAAAAATTCAGGAGGACGTTATTAAGCAATATGAAGTTTTTGCTTCTTATGATGGAATTAAATTCGACGCAGCTCCTAGTATAGGAGAAGATTTAGCAGATATTTCCGGGTTGTCTATATGTTTAGAGTATTTAAGAGATTTCCAATTAAAAAATATGGACATTTTGCCAATACAGCGTTTATCTTTTGAAGTGTTTTTTGTATATTTCGCCTTACAACAAAGACAAAAGATTAGTAAAAAGGCGATAGTCTCTCAATTAATCACAAATCCACATCCTTTAGATAAATATAGAACCAACGTTCCTTTGTCACGACTTCAAGTATTTAGGACAATATTCAACGTTAAAAAAGGGGATAAAATGTGGTGGCCTTCAACCAACAGAGTTTGGGAAGAATAATTTAGAAAAATCTCAAAAATTTTGTTTTTTTTTATTGCATATATATATAAATGGCAAATACCCGTCGTCGTTCTCGTTCAATGTCTCGTAGTCGATCCAGAACCGCATCCCGCGGAAGAGCTCGTTCTGCTGCTGCTGGTCGTGCTGCGTCAGCTGCCGCCGGTCGTGCTGCGTCTGCTGCTCGCGCCGCGTCTGCTGCTGCTGGTCGTGCTGCATCTGCTTCCCGATCTGCATCTGCCGGCCGATCTGCTGCTGCTGGTCGCTCTGCTGCCGCCGCCGCCAGTCGCGCTGCCGCTGCTGGTCGTGCTGCCGCTGCCGCCGCCAGTCGTGCTGCCGCTGCCAGTCGCGCTCGTGCCGCCGCTTAAACTTAAACCAATTTTTAAACCAATTACTTCATAAAATATATTATTTTATAAAATATATTTTATATATATAAATGGCTACTAAACGATACTTGAAACGTAAACGCAGCAATTCAAAACGCGGAGGCAAAAAAACGATGAAAAATAAGTCAAAACGTTGGACCACTGCTATTGAGGCAGCACAAACAACGCTCAATAAAACTGGGTCATTATCCAAGGCTAAACAAGTGCTTAAAATGCAAGCGCTGGTCAATGCGCGCAAATTATTCGGTTCTGTTGGAGAACAAATGTAAAAGAAAATATAAATATATACATTTGTATAATATTTATATTAAACGCGATGGTTTTTCGACTTTCGGCAAAACCTACGTTTTGTTCCGTTGGCTCTTTTGCATCCTGGCTTACGACGGCATGTTGCAGGGCCTAATTTTCGACAAGGTGAACTTTTAACTCGACTTCTATAAGTCTTTAATCGGTTGGTTTTGCTACGAGTAACTGCCATTTATTTATATACATATTAAAATTTAGAAATGTAGAAAGTTCTAAATAAAATTTAAAAGCCCACGATTTTTCCGTGTTTTTTGCGCATTGATTTTTTTGGTTTTCTTTTATGTGTTTTTCTTTTATGTGTTTTTCGTCTACCTGCTTTTTGAACTAATCCAAAAGGATTAAATACACCTATTACCTCTTTCATGTATATACATTAACAATATTATTTATTTTCTGCCATAGTTATTGGCACGGTAGTTATTGGCATAGCAATTGTTGGTTGTGCAGCGACGGGAACAGGTTGTTGTGCAGCGACGGGAACAGGTTGTTGCGTAGATTGTATAGCGATGGGTTGTACAGGTTGTGGTGCAGCGATGGGTTGTACAGGTTGTGGTGCAGCGATGGGTTGTACAGGTTGTGGTGTATTTGCTAAATTAGGGTTAATGTTAATATTGGTAGGTTGCACAGCTGGGGTTTGTGTCGTTTCAACAATAATTTGGTCTGCTCGCTTTTTCAAATTAGCAATTTGCTTTTGTGTAGTCTCTAATATTTTTGATTCAACAATCGCTTCATACAATTTAACTCCATTTACATAATCAACTTCACATTTTATGTACAAATCAATTATAAATTTACGTGTTTTTTCTACAGCTTTTTGCAGTGTAGCATCTGTTAAAGCAGGATTCACTCGTATTTTCTTCTTTTGTGTATACGGGTCAATAACAAAAGTAAACAAATCATTTATTACAGATAATAATTTTTTTTGATTGTTTGCAGCGTTATTAATCATATTTTTAGTATTTGTAGCATACTTTACAAACAATTCGTCTTTGCTCGAAAGTGAATACTTGGTTTGCAAAACTGGGCTTGGCCCTTGACATCCAAGTTTACTTTTATAATCTCTCAATTTAATGTCACTAAATTTGGTAATTTCAGGTGGCATTGTTTTGTTGCCAGTAAAAGCAGTATAGAACAAGTTCAAGTCTTGTTTAAATTGTTTTTTTGTAGGTTCAGACATTCCTGTAAATGTTCCATTCGAATAATCATAATTATCATCTAAATACAGTCTCATAAGTTCAGTAATTCCTGGTTCATTCGCTAACGTTTTAACTTGTCCATTTTTATCTATATTCATATCACATACTTTCGGTTGTACGAAAGCCTGGTTGGTCTTTTCATCCACGTATTGGTTTTTTTTTAAAGCATGTATTCGGTTATCGCAAATGTTTAATTTATATACTTTTTTTTGCACATTTTTTGGTATTTTGTCCTTTTCCATTAATCCCGTTTTAATTGTATTCCCATTTGCATCTTTATACGTGTATACTGGATTTATTGTCATTACAATAGCCGCAAATATATGGGCTATTTTGACATAAAATTTAGCGATACCTATGCAAACCCGTTTTTTCTTTATACTTTTTTTTGCATCATTTGAAACGTCTAAACTTTCTAGCATATCTTTATTCACATATGTAACTTTTTCTTTTGATAGCTCATTTACATCTACACCATTTTTAACTCTTTGAGCTAAATAGGTAACTTCCGCGTTGTTAAAGTGTCTATTAATTATGTCAGATGTTAAAATAACTAACTTGTTACAATATTCTTTTTCTGAAAGTTTGCTTAAACTTTTAAAGTCCATTGTTAAAATGTAATAAGTTGCAATGTAATCTATTACGTCATAAAAATTGTCAAATTCCTTTTTGTCTGTTTTTTCTGAATTGGTTGAACCTGCATTTCCCATTATATATAACTTCTCATAAAAAATATATAAAATAAAATTGAATTAAAAATTTCTTTTCTATAACAAAGAAAAAGGAATGACAACTAATGATAAAAGCAAAAAACGAAAAGATTGTATAATTAATAAAACCGAATTATGGAATATATTTGATACCGAAATAGAAGAATCAAACATAAAAAAAGAAAAAGTCCCATTAGAATGTCTTTACAGAACTATGGGAAATAGAGAAATGTGCGACCGGTGTGAAAGTAATTTAGCATTTTCAGATGAAGGATTTTTAACATGTATGAATTCAAAATGTGGCATCATATATAAAGACATTGTAGACCAAACCGCCGAGTGGAGGTATTATGGTGCAGATGATAATCAAAACTCTGACCCTACTAGATGTGGTATGCCTATTAATCCACTGTTACAAGAATCGTCGTACGGGTGCAAAGTATTGTGTAATGGCTCAATGAGCTACGAAATGAGAAAAATAAGACGATATACCGAGTGGCAATCTATGCCATATAAAGAAAAATCACAATACGACGAATTTCAAATAATCACCATTATGGCACAAAATGCCGGCATTCCAAAAATGATTATTGATGACGCTGTGAGGTATCATAAGAAAATATCTGAATATGATTTAACGTTTAGAGGTGATAATAGAGATGGTATTTTGGCGGCCTCTATATATATATCGTGTAGAATAAACAATTTTCCGAGAACAGCAAAGGAAATTGCTCATATCTTTCATCTTGACGTAACGAGCTCAACAAAAGGTTGTAAAAATGCGTTAGCAATCATAAATAATATAGAAAAAGATATGATAAATTCGGATAAGACTAATTTAGGAATTACCAAACCAGAGGCATTTATCGAACGATTTTGCAGCAAGTTAAATATAAACAATGAACTCACAAAAGTGTGCAAGTTTATTTCGATGAAAATTGAAAAAATGAACATTATGCCTGAAAATACACCACATTCTATTGCAGCCGGAGTGGTATATTTCATATCACAATTTTGCAAGCTGAACATTACAAAACGTGACGTTAAAAGTGTTAGTGAAATTAGTGAAGTAACAATTAATAAATGTTATAAGAAATTAGAAAAAGTAAAAGATGATTTACTGCCTCCTACAATCATAAAGAAATATTCGTCGTTTTAATTGTTTACTGAAAATTATTTAAAAACATGTGATAATTGTACAAATCAATATTTATATTTTTTAGTTTTTCCAATTTTGCTTTTTGCAGAGTCACTTCAATACTGTCTTCATACAACATACCTTTTTTCCCACAAAAATCTTCATTGCTTCTACAATGCGTTGCATATTCATGCACAACGTTTCGTTTTGTACCATCAATTAGAGTTGTACTGAACAACTTACACATTCCGTCTTCTATTTTGCCGTTGTTATTTTTAATAAACCACCCACATGAAGCACAATTACGTTCTAATGCAATTGTATTTTTAATATTTACGATAATGAATACGATGGTAAAGAACATTTATATATAATTAATTGATAATAAGCCTCTAATATGGTTTGCTTTATTGTTAATTGTTTATTAAAGTTGACATAAACACAATAAATGGCGATAGCTATTAACAAATATGAAATTAACATGACAACGTATGTCATTATATATTTATTAAAATATGTAATTAAATAGTTTTACACAAAGATTAAAATTAATAAATTAAAATAGTGATTTTTTAACCTTTGTAATAATTATGTCAGACCAGAATAAAATTCCAAAACGAGTTTTTATTGTTCCTTATAGAAATCGTGTTCAACACAAATTCTTTTTTAGCAAATATATGAGTTTTATTTTAGAAGATTGCGACGACTATGAAATTTATTTTTCTCATCAATGTGATGCAAGAACATTTAACAGAGGTGCTACAAAAAATATAGGATTTTTAGCGGTTAAACAGAAATATCCAGAACATTACAAAGATATTACTTTTATTTTTAACGATATAGATACAATTCCATTTAATAAGATTTTTGATTACCAAACTACTGAAGGAATTATAAAGCACTATTATGGATTTAAGTATGCTTTAGGTGGAATTGTTGTCGTTAAAGGTTCTGATTTTGAAAAATTGAATGGATATCCTTGCTTTTGGGGGTGGGGAATGGAAGACAATGTTTTGCAAAAACGATGCAATAAAGCAGACATAAAAGTAGACCGCAGTGTATTTTACAATATAGGTAGTCCAGAAATATTACAATTGTTTGATGGAATTTCTAGAATAATAAGCAAGAAGGACCCTTGGCGAATGGATAAGGATACAGGGATAGACGGTCTGAGAACCATTCAAAGACTTGAGTTTACAATTGACTCCAAATCTCATAATCCTAATGACAATATATTTGCGGTGCATAATTCAAACATTTTTTTTATAAATATATCTACTTTTCTAACGTATATAAAATTTGAGGGAGACCAATATTACAATTATGATTTAAGAGAACCCAAAAGAAAGATAATTAATCCTGATAAATTGAGAGAAACAAAACAGACGGTTGTTACAACTGATAATTGGTCTACTATTCCTTACTACCCTACTTCAATAGAACGTAAAGAAAATGTTGCAAAACATTTGATGAGTATCGGAAAACAAGTCCCCGAGTCCCTTTTGAGAGAAATTGATACGTTAAAAAGAAATGAAGACAAAAACGATGCATTTAATAATTTTAAAAATGTGTCGACTACACCTTACGGACAACCAGATACAGAAGTTCGACCACCATTACATTCTCAATCACGACCATATTATAATCAAATACAACAACATCAAATACAACAACATCAAATGCTACAACAGCAAATGCAACAACAACCTCCTCCTCCACCAAATAAATATTCTCCACAATACGCGCAATACATAGGTCACCGGTCAAGAGCACAGCCTAGCGCGAGAATAAGATTGGGTGGTGTTTTTTAAAGCGGTTTTGACCAAACGTACACAATCTCTTTATAGTCATTTTGTCGTTTACTTTTTTTATACGGATACACTTCATGCGCTTCTCCAAATAATTTTATCAATACATTCTCATAAACTTCTTTGCATACATTGATAATAAAATGTCCTCCCGGCTGTAATCCATCGTATACTTTTGTAAAAATTGGCTTATAAAATTGTGTATCCATATCTGCCTTGTTAATGTATTCCACGTTATTTTCGTATTTTTGTATAAAGTAATAGGGAGGCGATGTAAATACCAAGTCATAATTCATTAAACTATAATCTACATTTAATGCATTATCAAATATCATTTCAATTTGTGTACTTTTATGCATTTTATTTAAATGGCTTATCATTCTCTCATAAGGTTCTTTAAGATTTACATTTATCTCAATGCCAATATATTTATTAATATTCAATACGGATGATGCGACGGCCGCCCCTCCCCAACCCGCACAAAAATCCAATATACATTTTGGCTTGTATTTAGAATATATTTCCATGTAAACAAGTGGTCGAATAATGTTTATAGCGCTAATACAAATATTATATACTTCCTTTAAAACGACCAATTCATTTTTCTTACCGTTTTTATTTTTAACCGTTGAATAATATGTAAGCATATTCTGTATAAATTTTTTCTTTTTGAATTCATCAATGTTTACTATAAACTCATAAAAGTTTATATTGTATTTGCCCTTTGTTTCCAACCGTTGTTGAAATGTAAAATAATCTACAACATTATTCCCTATGCGACATCTTGGACTTGCCGTATGCGCATTGCACCCGATTTCGACAAGTTGCATTATTTCTCTCTCAATCGTTTCCAAAGATATATTTTTAATTTGTCTGGATATAGTTTGTTTTTCAAAATCAGTAAAGGATTCTTTAAGCATTTAGTAAGAGGTGAGAGAAAATAATTGGTTAAATAATTTAAATTTAAATACAATAGTACTATAATATTCAAATGAACAGTATTTCGGACATAAAGCATGCTTTTTACATCAATTTAGACTCTAGACCAGACAGAAAACAGCATACGGAAGGCCAATTGACCACTATTGGCATTCATGCAGAACGGTTCAAGGCTATTAAATTAGCCAACGGGGCGCTGGGTTGCAGCATGAGTCATTTGAAAATTTTAGAGATGGCGAAAAAAAATGCATGGAGTCACGTATTAATTATGGAAGACGATATCAAATTTTTGAAACCTGAGGTTTTCATTAGTCAATTTGATAAATTTTTAGAAACAAACAAGACGTTTGATGTAGTGCTACTTGCAGGGAACAATATGCCTCCATTTACTAATATAGACAATACGTGCATAAAAGTAACGAGGTGTCAAACTACAACAGGATATCTTGTGCAAAGTCATTATTTCGACACGCTCATTCATAATTACAGAAAAGGAATAGAGAAATTAATGAAGAATCCAGCAGACCATGTGCTCTACGCTCTGGACAAATTCTGGTTTCATATACAAGAGAAACATAATTGGTTTTTAATAATACCTTTAACAGTTGTACAAAGAGCTGATTATAGTGATATAGAAAAACGAGCGACTGATTATACACAAATGATGACGGATTTGGACAAGGTAGAATTTATTAAAGCACAAAAAGCGGCATATTTAAAAGCACAGATGTCACCAACAATTAGATTTGGACGTAACTAATATTGTTTGTATTATTATTTAGAAATAAATATTACGATACGGTCGCTAAATACATGTTGCTAGTATTCTGAATTTTAATAATATTATATGTTATTTCTTTAAGAAACTCTATCAATTTTGCATTATAATTATTCATTTCAAACAATATTTTTGGATAATTTGAGTTCTTTAAAGTGTTTTGCGCACCTTCCAATACTTGTAATTCATTGTCTTCTACATCTATTTTAATAAACCCAATATTATCAATATTAAAACTATCTAGAGTTCTTATCTCTATTTCTTCAGTTTTTAATACATCACAATTTTGTGTATGAAGTGTTGAACCGCCGCCATCATTGCTAATTATATTTAATATTTGAGTCCCAGTTTGTTCTTGAGAACCTAATCCAAAATTTATACATGTTGCATTCGTTATATTAGATAATGCAACACTTCCACATAATGAATAATATGTCATTTTCTGAGGTTCAAAAGCGTACACATGTTTACAGTGTTCAGCTAAACTAATAGTGTACGTGCCTGAATGTGCGCCTATATCAAGCATATTTTTATTCTTACTGCATAAGCATTTCGCCCAAGACATCAAATTTTTTTCAAATAATCCATTACTAATGTAATAATTTACGTTGGAACTTGGCAATATATATGATTTTGAATTTAAACAAATTATTTGATTATTTTCATCATTGTCAACTTCTTTATTACATGGTTTAGTTAAAATGAAATATTTACAACTCATAATATAAATTGTAAACTAACTTTTTAAGTCTTTAAATATTACATATCTTTAAACGAATTATCCGTACAAATGTTTAACATATTTTCTTTGTAACAATCTGACAAATTGTATCCTATAGCATAATCCTCCAAAAACTCTTTGCAAATTAGTTCTCTCTTTAAAAGTAAATTGGCAATTGCTTCTTTAGAGAGAAAGTAAAACCGACCACTACAATATTTGGTTTTTAGTACAGGTAAATACAGCGGCAATTCAGGATGTATTCTATGATATTGAGACAAATATGCTTGTGGAACGTCTACAACATTTCCTCCATAATGTATGATTGGCCTCTTGTTAGCGATTAGGTTTATTACTACGTCAAAAAACCGTACATTGACTAGTATTTGGTCATCGTCTGTTTTAAAAATGTATGTAAACTTATGTGTATCGTAAATAGCCTGATGAGCAGCAATTACTTTTTTTGGCAATGAATTGTAATCATCACCTACTTTTAACATAAGTACATTATTTTCCTCGTCAAATTTGAAAGGAGTGACAAGTTCTTCATCGCCTATAACGTGATAATATTTTAAACGTGACGGAATATTTTGCAACCATGTAGTTTTTTGAAGTGATGCTTTTTCCGCATATTTCTTGCAATTCATAATTAATAATATGAAATCTTGTTCAATCATATTATTTATTCATTTGTTTTTTTATATTTTATTTTTGACATTTTATAAAAGGAAAAAGTAAAACAAATAATATAAAATAAATCATTTATTTATTTACATATAAATGACAATAACATTTTCTAGTTGTTTTTATATTGTCAAATCAAAATTTAAGCATACTTTGTATGTTGAATGGATGAATAATTTTATTTCCATTGTGAATAAATTTTATTTAGTCATTTACACTGACGAAATAAGTATTAAATATATTGATACGAAAGAAAATCCAAACATTAAAATAGTTCTGAAACCTTTAGAACATTTTTATAATTATAAATACAAAACCTATTGGATTGAAAACTATAAAAACAACCTTATTTTTAACAACAAATCTAATTTTAACGCAGATTGGCATCTGAATATGTTATGGTCTGAAAAAGTATGGTTCGTAAATGAAACCGCTAGTAATAAATATTTTGATACAGAATTTTATGGTTGGTGTGATATTGGGTATTTTCGCAATCGCCCAGAGGACCTTAATACACAATATTTATCTAAATGGCCGAATCCAGCAACTGTACTGTCACTAAAGAAAACGCAAATTTATTACGGTTGTGTTAACAATAATGACGACGAGGTGAATTACTTATACAAATTAATTAGTAAAAAAAATAAGAAAGGATTACCTATAGTTTCTATACCGCCGCACCAAAATACAGTTGCAGGTGGGTTTTTTATACTACATAAAGATAAAGTAGATTGGTGGGCAATTACATACAATCTTAAATTAAAATTATATTTAATGAATAAATGTCTTGTAAAAGATGATCAATCTATTGTGTTAGATTGCATATTTTCTCAACAAAAACATTTTTCTTTGGCTAGAGAGAATAATGCTAATTATGATAATTGGTTTATGTTTCAAAGATTGTTATCATAGTCAGG